TTCAGATTTTCCCAGGTAATAGTCTTCTCTGTCTCTTGTATTACACAGCCTTTTTCTGCAATTGTAATACACTCAGTGGAAACCTGCCTTTTCCAGATACCGGAGGTTGTGCCTACAAAGCCATACCCTCTCTTTTCAGAATATAAGGGTATCCTGCCCTCTTTTAAAGGTTCAAGTCTAAAATTTCCTTTTTTCATATCAGCGGAAAAATAAAAACTTTTTTTCTCCATGCATCATTTGCTCCTTTATTTTACCATTACTTAACGACTGCTTTTATATCTCATTTCTGTTCTCATTTTAGCATTCCCGTACCATACATACTTGTCATATCTAGGTTTTTCTGTGACAATTATTGCAGTAGAAGATAATACAATAAAACCAGAGTAAGCCCTACAGGCTACTCCGGTTCTGATTTTAGTTTGTTTATTTATCAGTGAATTTTATCATACAAAATGTCAGAAAGTCTTCCGAATTGTTCTAAAGTCAATGCTTCCCCTCGAATAGTAGGAGAAACCTCAAGCTCCGCAATAGCTTCTGCAATCATCTCTTTTGTTAAATTGGTTTCCGTACCATTATATAACCCGTTTAACAAGGTCTTGCGGCGTTGATTAAAGGATGCCCGAATTAGCTGGAATAGCAGCTTTTCGTCCTTAATCACCACTGGATTATTCTCATGAAGCGTAAGGCGGATAACTGCTGAGCCGACATTGGGTCTTGGCATAAAACAGTTGGGCGGCACATTAGCTGCAATATATGGCTTGGCATAATACTGTACTGCAAGAGATAAGGCACCGTAGTCTTTACTTCCGGGACCTGACTGCATACGGTCTGCCACTTCCTTTTGTACCATAACGGTTATATTATCAACCGGTACATGAGCTTCAAATAATCCCATAATAATAGGAGTTGTTATATAATAAGGAAGGTTTGCAACTATCTTTACGGGTCTGCCCTGATTTTTTTCCTGTACCAGTGCATTTAAGTCCACTTTCAAGATATCTTCATTTACTACACTTACATTAGAATACTCTGACAGAGTATCTTCTAATATAGGTATTAGTTTTTTATCAATTTCCACCGCTACAACTTCTCTGGCAGCCTCACATAAATACTGGGTCAGGGTTCCGATACCAGGTCCGATTTCCAGCACCAAATCATCTTTTGTTATCTCTGCCGCCTTAATAATCTTTTCTAGTACATGGGTATCAATTAAAAAGTTCTGCCCAAACTTTTTCTGGAATACAAATCGGTATTTATTTAATATTTCTATCGTTTCCTTGGGATTGCCTAATTTGTTTTGCATATAGTATTTCCATTCTTTTATTTATTGATTTATGGTATCTCATTATATACCAAAAGTCAATGTTTTATAACATGGGTTCATGTTTACTGGAGGGTTTAATGATATTGATTGACAAGACATCTAGCATTACTTATAATAACCTTACTCCCCTCTAAAAACCAACGTGATTGATAGAGTGTTGCCCTTGCTGATAAAGCAGGGGCATTTTTTCGTTGACAAATTAGTACATTTTTCCTATACTATTACTGTTAATATATTACATGGGAGGAAATAACATGAACGAAACAAAAAAGTGCAAACACTGTCAAAGTGAAATTGATAAGAAGGCTAAGATTTGTCCTAATTGTCGCAAAAAGCAAGGGGGAAATGCAAAGTTTATTATTCTTGGAGTAATTGTATTCTTTATACTTATCGGTACTTTAGGTAATAAAGATGATGAACCAAAAAAGGTATCAAACACAAATGACGGCCAACAGCAAACAGCTGAGGTTGACAATAAATCTGATGATACAGAAAAGGCTAAGACTGAAGAGAAGACCACATTTGCAATAGGTGAAACTGCTTCTTTAAAAGATGTATTAGTTACAATGAATGGTGTAACTGAAGCAGAAGGGGGTCAGTTTAACACACCTACTGAAGGAAATGTATTTGTTTTATGCGAATTTACTATTGAAAATGAATCTGCCAATGATATCACAGTTAGTTCCATGCTTAGTTTTGAAGCTTATGCAGATGACTTCTCGATAAATCAAAGTATTAAGGGATTACTCGAAAAAGGTGACAAAAATCAACTTGACGGAAGTGTTGCTGCTGGAAAGAAAATGAATGGTGTAATTGCATATGAAGTTCCCAAAGACTGGAAAGAACTTGAAATCAATTTCACGCCTAACTTCTGGGGCAAAGAAATGACATTTAAAGCAACTAAATAGCTTACATACATCCCCGGATAATACCGGGGATTTTTTACGCTAAGAAAAGAGCCATACCGTCTAAACAGTACAGCTCTTGTTCCCTCACCCAACTTAATTATATGTATTATTTTGGAATTTGTCAATGTTTTTTGTTGTTTTTTCCAATTATTTATTAATTCACGCATACCATCAGAACTTTCTAGTTTCTATTCGATACAGGAATCTTATGTATAATTTTGTCGTATTACAATTGATTTTCCAATATATGTATTGTATAATAATGTCAGTAATTAAGAAGGGAGGTAAAATCATCTGCAACTTATTAACTTACACTTAATTTGAAAGGTGGTTATATTTTATGAAAAAATTTGTTACAAAAATTGTAGCTCTATTACTAGTAGCAGTTTTATTTGCTGCTCCTTCCGTTGCTTCGGCAGCTTCAACTCCTGAACTAATATATGAGGATGCTTATTCAAAAATCTATCATTATATGCCTGATCCATTAGAACTTTCTACAAGTACAAATCTTCGGGATGTTGCAGGTTCGAACGCAAACAAATTATGGTCTGTTCCTGCAGGTAAACGCATGACATTTCATATTGAAAGCAGTGGCGGTACATATGACATACTGGTTTATAAAGAAGGAGGTAGTCTTGTACATAGAGATACTGTATCAGGTAACTCTCTTGTTTGGCTACCTGCCACTAGCACTGATGCAACCTATGGTGTTTTGATAAGTGCACATGATAGCATAACAGTATATTCATATGGTGCAGATTTATTAGATTAATTAAAATTGTGTAATTTTATTTATTGTAGGGGCTACTTCAAGTAGTCCCTACTTTTTTCTTCATCGCACTTAGCTTACTTGCTCAGATAACTTATAGTTTATTCTAATAACTTTCTCAGAGCTGTAGCCCCTAGCTTGCCGTTACTCCCCCATTTATTCGCATTTCGGAACTTATTAACGGCTGCTGTTGTCTTCGCTCCCCATATACCGTCTGTAGCTAATCCTGCGTTAACCTTACGGTTTAAAGCTATCTGTATACCCATCGTGACATAAGGGTTCGTGTGCCCTTTCAGGAATAAGGTGTCAAAGTCTCCTTTCACCTGGAAGTGAGGGCTGTCCGGACTTGTCTTCCAGTTCGCTCCTGGTTCGAAACCATACTTAGCCATTGTGTTAATAATAATCTTAGTCTGCTTGTCTTGGCTGTTCCAAATAGCTGTCATCTTGCCGTTTACAACACGCTGTGGCACCACATCTACCGCCTTACGCTGTATATGTATGCTGTTAAGAGTCCATGTAACTTTAGCTGCTTTAGGGTTACAATAGGCAGTTGCAAAGGACTTACTTATCCCTTTAGCTGTACACTCTACAACGGTACGTCCCTGGCAGTATAGATACCTTTGCCGCTCCTGGCTTCGGTAGGTTTCAACCACGAAAGGATTAACTCCTTGCCGGCGGATATCTTCCAGGGCAAGTTCTAACATAACTTTAACTAAGGGATTTAATTCATTTAAATCTCTGCATTGTGCTGTGATATTACTCATGCCTTATTCCTCTCTTTCTGCTTTTCTTTTAAGGATATCAATTGCATTGGTTAAGACTTTTCCGACTGGTAATCCCATAAGTCCAGCATTTTCAATAATTGAGATTGCTTCATTTGCTATGTACCCAATAATAACAGCATTTCTTATTAAATCAGTGCCTGCTACTTTATCAAGCTGCGCTCCAACAAGTACTATTCCAAGGGTCATTCCTTTTCTGACTAAGCCCTTCCAGCCTGCCTTACTTTCCAATGCACCATTTTCAGTCTTAGTTGACTTTTTAAATACCCCAGCTACAACTAATCCGGATAGGTAATCAAGCCCCATGAATATAATAAGCGTTTGCAGTGCCATGTCCCATCCCCCGAATAAGTATGCTAGTATACTCCCAAATGTGCCAAATGCCATTATTATCGTTAATTTAATCTTATCCATACTTCCATCCTTTCATAATAAAAGGAGAGCTTAACGCAACGCTCTCCTACAATTCTGTTAATATCTCTTCTTTTTCAGCTTCAGACAGCTTTGTATATTCTGAGATAATATCCTCTGCTGTCCTATCTTCCATATCCATTCTTGCTTTGATTGCATTTACAAAAATACTTTTCTTCCACCACGGCATAATTTACACCCCCAATGCTTCCGCTAATGCGATTTGTATTGTTGTTAACTGCTCGTTTATAGTATCAATTTGTGACTTTGGCATGTCTTCGTATATCGGTTCATGCGGTTCAACCGCTGTGTTAATGCCTTTTAATAACTTGCCTTCCGGGATGTCTAACCACATAAAAGGTATTCCTTCCGGTTCTTGGACATTGCCTTTAGCCTGGAAGATTATCCGACCTGTTGTATCGTATATTACTAATGTTTGCATGTATAAACCTCCTTATTATTCAATAGCTATCCATCTGACCTGTGAACCTGCAGGCGCACTTATCGGAGCAAGGAAGCCTGTATTATTTACATAAGCTAACCTAGTATCAGCTTTTACACAATACGTAACATCTGATACATAAGAACTACTTATAGAAAAACAGATGAATGTCTTTGGATAATATCTATTAATAAAAGTATCATATATGGTGACTACCTGTTCTTTTGAGATTGAAGGATGTTGACCGGTTACCAAAATGTAACTAGGTGTAAAATTAAGTCCTAAAACTATTACATATCTCATAGTGGCGGTTACCGAACCGCTAACCGGATGTGGTTCTACGTAATCAAAACCCGCTCCTGAAACCGATGTATCACTTACACCACTTGCCCACCTCTTCCCTTGTACTGCACTACCAGCTACACCAAATATATTTTTACCCTGCAAGATATTGGCACTGATTAAGTTGGCATCTCCTTTAATAGTCTGCACTCCTGTTAGGTATTGTTGAGCAGCTATAAACTGGTCTGTAGTTCCTGGTGTAATCGTGGCAGCTCCTTTGCTTGCCATGTTCCCTGTAATTCCAAGCGTTGACACTCCAGGCTTTATGTTCTCAGCTATAAAATTAACATCCGTGTGATTTACTTCGACTGTACCATCGTAATAACCTTTAGGAGGCTTTAAATAAAACTTGCCAGCTACACCGCTTTTTCTGTATGTAGCAGGGTTTTCGGCACCTGTTTTTGCAGGCATGGTACCAGTTATTTTCAACCCCTTCACATACATCGTCAGCCCGGCCAGTAAATATTCTGCAGTTGCCGTGGCATCATCTGTATTCACTCCAGTTTCTATCTGTCCTATAGCTGCCACAAGCTGTGCAAAGGTGGCATCGGTTGGTATTGTTACACTGGGGTCTTTGCCAGCAATGGCGGTCTTGATAACCTCTTTCCCATTACTGGCTGACTGAAAAGCCTGGTCTGCTTTGTTTTGGGCTTCATTTACCGCTTGAGATATTGCATTAATCTCATTTGCGCCGAAATAATCCCCTTCCTGCTCATATTGAGTAGCATCAGAAAAGGATACTGTCCCATCTTCATTTTTTGTCTGCAGGTACTTCCTATTACCCTGGTATATATCATCTTTAAAATCGGTCTTTAAGTCTGCCATTATACGGCTCGCCTCCTTCCTAATCTAAACTGTAATCTTCTCCTGCCGGTTATATGTCCGTATAGCCCCTGATATATAGTGTTAATACCCTTTTCTATTCGGTTCAGCTCAACATAATCTATAAATGGTTGATTATCATAAAATGTAACACTCTCACCAATGTCTCTTGGAAAGGTATGAGTATTTATGTCTTCCAGATTTGTTTCAAATTTGTTTATCTCATCAGCGTAGAAGTAATCACTATAGGTCTTATCTGTACCCATATCTGCATATGTAAAATAAGGATATAGGGCAAGAGCCATACTCCTGATATGATTAAGGTTATTTTTTATTCGGTTATAGTCCTGGATATTAAAATAGTCTGTAGCTTTCCAGTCTATCTTAGGTGTTACCCACATTCATAATCCTCCTTCCTTTCATACTTCCTGATAATGTTCCATTGAAATTAAGCGTATGATCATGGACTCTTATCTTCATATCCGGGATATAGTCGTTATCTAAGAACAGAATATCATTTGCATCGATTCGGGGATCTCCCCTGTAATTGATATCATACTCCCGATCAGCCGCCATATAATCTCCAATCCATTCTCCCAGGTCCTTAGCATGAGACACTGTACTAACCAGGGGATTAGTCCATGACTCTACTCTGCCGACATTACTTATCCCATGTATTGTTTTGGCCATTGTAATAGCGTACTCGTAACCAGTTACTACAACAGTTGCTTCTGTTCCTGCCTGAAAGCCATTTAGTCGAACTTTTATATTGAAAGCACCAGTATCTAGTATTTCTACGGAATGCCCTTCCCCTGCATCTTCTATAGTACATACATAACCATAGGAAGCATTAGACAGCTCAAAAGTAAATTCATCCTCCATAGCAGATACGACAACCGTTTCTTTCAGGAGTTCTTCTAATTCTCCTGAATGGTTATACATAGTCCTTGTGACCTGCAGCTCTTTCACCTTTTCTAACTTATTGCCGACTGGCATTTTGGTTAAATCCAGAGCTTTTTCTAGCTTATAGTCCGTAACGTCACCAAATTTTACATAATCAACAATTATCCGGTTGTAAGACATGGTCTTAATAAATTCAAACTCTATCTTATCAAACTCTGAAAACTCCCGGCTTATGATGGCTTCTAAGCCAATACCAGTAACAACAATATCCTCTACCGGAACATTTTCCAGATAAGTATGTATCAAAAATTGCTCCGGAGGATTCCCTCCAAAAGTAATTGCTAAGCTAAAACATTTAAAGGATGCTTCTAAGTTAATTGTAACGAGTGGATTCGATGCAAAAAGTCCATTCTCTCCGGATACTGCCTCGCTTATATATCCAGTGTTTAAGTAGCTTCCTCCTGTCCGTGGCAAAAAGAACTGTGTTCCTCCTACAGCTGTAACCATATGTGCTGCCATTCCATAAACATCCTTAACATTAGCTGTCAGGATATTAGCCGCCTTGCTAAAGTAAGTTTCATTATCCGAGCTGGCAGCCATGTCAGGAATAAAGGAGGATTTCATATATATCTTTGCTTCTCTGTCTTGGGTTAAGATGCACCGGCCAGCATTTGCAATAATCTGCAATGCTTCCTTGTGGCTTACAACCGGCACGGGATTATATACAATCACATCTTTTAAATACCCGTCAATCCAATACTCTCTAGGATCCACTCCGGCATTTGTTAATACATCTATGGCAAGTGTATAGAGACTTATTCCTTCTATATAATACCTGCCTTTATAGAAGCTTCCCTGCATGTAATCAAATCGGTCTACTGCAGTACATTTCATTTGTTTATCATCAGCAGACCAGGTCTTAAGAAAGAGCTTAGCTCCCGGTACCCATTCTGTGTTGTCATCTTCAATATCGTATCCATACTGTACCGTACACTCTTGGCCAGTCTCTAAAAAATTAATGCTGCTCTTTTCATTCTCTATGTCAAAGGTTTTATCCTGATTATCAATGGTAAAGTTAAAGTCAAGAGTTGGCATATCTTCTGAAATTGGGGAAATAGATTCTTTTAGAGATGCGTTAAGAATCTTCTGATTATCAAAGTAAATACCGATTCCCATTGTGATTTGATGTATCCGAAGCCGTCCCTGTCCATTGACCATAGCGGAAGGAACGAACCGTATAAAGGTTGTCTGTGGAAAAACTTCCTCTGTTACAAAACTTCCGGTTGTATTCCCCGTAATAGAAACGGTATTGTTATCTGACTCTATCGTAAAATCCACTGGATAGGCTTTCCCAAAGTCAATCGTAAGACCTTTTATATCATAGGCTATATCAAAGCTTATCTCTATGCCTCCAAATAGCTCATCCGTTACAATACCAGCATTTAGTATAACGTTCTCGTTATTCCTTGGAAGGAACATCATAGTTCCGTCTACTGAGGTAAAATTCTGTTCTGCAGTAGCATACAGATAATCCACCTGATACCGGTTAAATGGTTTTATCAGATTGGCAAAATAGGCACATGCCTCTGAATTGGATACATGTGCCGTTCTCTGTGCTTCTTGGTTGATTACTCCGATGGTGACTTTCATGTAAGACCGGTTTCGCAATATCTGTTTCATACTTCTTTTATAGTTTTGGCTTACACTCTGCATTACACCACCCCACAGTCTATTATGTTTACCTTGCAATTTTTATAAGCCGCCGGAAGCTCCGTATTACTATCTATATCAATTGGAACTGCTGTACGATTCCCTGGATACATGACCAATGTAATCCATGAATTATTAACCATATCCGGAAACCTAACAGTTACAACAAATTTTTGAAACTCTTTCAACATTTCACTCCAGGTAACAGCATCCAGATAAAACCACTGCAGATTATCAATCTTGTACTGATCACGTCCTACCTTCTGACCAACAAACTCTCCGTTTGCATTTTTACCGCCATTAACAAGGGTAGCTATTTCAAAATTAAGTCCGATATCCGGAGAAGGAAAGGACTTTCCATTCACTGTTATAAATGCCATATGTACTCATCCCTCCTTAGAATCCAAATCCCATCCGTTGTTTAGTTTCTTTCAGTCCCTTTATCATAGACTTTCCATCCAGTTCAATAGTAAGATCAAGAGCTTCGAGAATATCAATAATGCGGTTCAATAGCTCTATGACAATAGGCATAAGTGTATTATCCTGTCCGCTACCTTTGGTCAGTTCGGCAGCTTTCATGGCCATTTCAAGCAACTTATCTTCTGGAGCAACTACTTCACCTTGGTGCCTGTTATCACCAATCATAGCAAGCTGCGGTGTATTTGCTTTTACATAACCACCTTGGGCAAGTTTAGGTATATTAATTTCTGACATGGTAGGAATGCTAAAGCCAAAGGTTTTACCGCCCATACCTGGGATCCAGTCTGGAATATCAAATGACAAACCATTCATAGCATTAATTACTTTATTTATCCCCCTTACAACTCCGTTAGCCATGCTCTCAATACCGCCAAGTATGCTGTTAATTGTGCCTTTTATATTGGTCCATATGCCATCGAATATATCTGTTACCACTGTCTTTAAACCAGCCCAGATGGCATCCCATTTTTCTTTTATAGCATCAAGAGCTGTGGAAAGACCACTTTTTACTGCCTCAATCTTTTCAGAAATGTTTTCTTTGATTCCATTCCAGAGAGTGGATGCAAAGTCCTTAATTCCACCCCATATTTTCTCCCAAGTATCTTTTATTGCTCCCAGATAAGTTTCAATCTGCGTTTTAATTAATCCTATAGCTCCAGAAATAGTATCTTTTATTAAGTTCCATGCCGCGGTTAGCAGTTTGCCTATTCCATCCCATATAATTTTGAAATGGTTTTTAATTGCTTCCCACGCGCCTTTCCAATCACCAGTAAATACAGCGACAATGAAGTCGATTAAATTTCCAAGTACCTCAAATATCGTAGTGACAACAGTCGAAAAAACAGCTACTAAGCCACCTACTATGGTTCCTATTGTTTCAAATACCTGGCTAACATAAGGTGCTAAAGTTTCAATGAGCCAACTGACAAACGGCGCAAGAGTTGTATTCCATATTTCTGCGATACCAGCTATTACCTTGCCTGCTAATTCCAGAAATGCGTCCCTTAAGGGGACAATATAATCCTGTACCAGCTTCTCAAATTTACTAGCCAGAGTATTGAATACAGGTAAAAAGTGTGTATTGTAGGCATCTAGAACAGCGGATACTATGGTTATTAACCCTGACTTAAAATTCTCAAACGCTGGCTTTACATACTTTTCATATGTATCGAAGACTTTCTCCCATGTATCGGTTACGAATTCCGATATAGTGCTTGTTACAGTCCGAATTGGCTCCAGAGTACCTTCCAATGCCGTTTTTATTTTATCTTTATTCTTTATGATTGGATCCGTTAAAGCATCCAATAAGTCAGCTCCTATCTTGGCAGATAGTTCCATAATGCTTAATTTACTGTTAGCAAATATCGTAACCAGATCTGTTCCAATCTGCATTGCCTCTGGACTCTGAAAGACAGTAAATATATCAGCGACTGCAACAGAAAAGTTACCCCAAATCTCAGCAGTCCTTGCCGATGCATCCAACATTCCGACAATTCGGTCTTTAATGAAATCACTATTCTGCTCAAAATAACCCGCTATACTTCCAGTTAAGAGAGTGGCTGCTGTAGTACCAATACTGGTTGCGCTACCCGTTATTTTCCCAAGAGATAAAGCAACAGAATCAACCCAAGTATCAGCTGCAGTTAAAACTTGGGGATCTGTAAAGATACCTTTGAGCGAGTCTTTTATACTGGTGGCATTGCTTGTCAGTTTACTAAAATCAACATCTCCAAGACCCAACTTAAAGCCTTCTAAGAATAGGCTCTTTAGCTCATTTAACTTAGCTTTTATTGCGTCAAGAGCTGTTACCGAACGTTTAGCAGCGTCTTCTGTAGCTGTTGCCATTTCATCAGCCAAGCCGATTCCGCTACCTACTCCGGCAGCACCACCGCCACCAGTTCCTCCTGTATCCCCTGTATCATCTGGTGTAGCTATATTTAATTCATCAATGCCCAGGCTGCTTGTTGCCTTTTTAGCTTTCTTGGCAGACTTGGCTACATTATCAAGACCAGCCGATGCACTCTCGGCTTCAGTGGCTATGCCACCTACTCCACTACTCCCTGAATCCTGACTTTTGTTTCCGGTTATCAGCTCTGTTAAGCTTTTAAAAGCGTTAGCCAAAGTCTGCAATTTACCAAGCAATATATTAATTACTTTGATAACCGGAGTAAACAGATTAATTAATCCCTGACCAATTGTAGCTTTGAAGCTGTCGAACTGCAGAGTTAAAATACGCACCTGATTAGCCCACTGATCAGAGGTTCTGGCAAAGTCACCACTAGCTAAAGTTAACTGCTGTTGTACAAACGCATACCGCAAAGCAACCTTTTCAGCTTCTGACATTTTAGCAGTCACTTTACCGTACCCATTAGCCATTGCATAAGCATCCAGGGCATTCTGAGTCATGACAATACCAAGGTCTTTTAACGTCTCTGTTTCGCCGGTAAAAACGGATTTTAATTTTGTATAGGCTTCATCCTGGGATAGATTATAAAAGGATGCAACATCACCGGCCAGACCAGTAAGTGCAGTACTCATGTCATAGGCGGCTTTTTCATTAAAGCCAAAAGCCTTGGACATAGCTCCGAACGTACCAACATATTTCTTGGCCATTGTTTCAGATAAGCCAAAGCTTGTGGCCGCACTCTTAGCAAATTCATCGACCTTCTTACTCATAGAGGTAAAGGTTACATCTACAACGTTCTGCACTTCTGTAAGGTCAGAGCCTAATTCTATTGCGGACTTTCCAAAGTCAATAATCTTTTTGACTGCAAAAGCAGCCGCAAGAGCAGCACCGGCTTTTTTAGCAAGTCCAGTAATCCCCTGTATCTGCTTGTTAAATCCATTCTGGTTTACCACCAGGTCGAGTCCAATTTGTCCTACACTATCCGCCACTAATCCCACCTGCCTTTATCAGTTAAAGGTCATCGGCTCAAAATGGCACTACTTGACGTTTATCTTTATTTCAAATTCTTTCTTACAACTACGCCCTTTGCATTTGGTGTATATGCCATTTGCTGAGCTTTCCTTATCGTCAAAGGTAATAGGCATTTCGTAACCACAATAAGGGCATTTCACTTTCTTTTTCGCTATAATATCACCTACTTTGCCATATCTTTGAACATTTCCTCTAATCCTTTCATGGCTTGTTCAAAGGTCTCTTTATCCATATTCTGTGCTGACCTATTTCTCCACTCATTCCGGATGCGCTTCTGTTCTTTGGTAAATCTTTTAATTGTATCCTTATCATTCTCTGCCCGGATACTCACCATCCTTCCAAGCGGTGTTTCTGCGCTTAACCCACTTACCAAGGCCTTGAATTCGTCCCATTTCATGGTTTTAAAATTGTTACTATATATTCGAATGCCGTACTGTGTCTGGAAACTGGAAACAATCAAATCCCAGTCTTCAAACAGATCATAGTACGGATCAGCTACTCCCCCGACTTACTATCACCCGTAACAAGACCGATTGCAGACATAACCACTACTTGAAAATCGTTAAATTGCAGCTTGAGCTTATCTATTTTCTTTCTCTCACTCTCACTAAAAACCAACTCATACATGGTTACTATGTCGTTGGGAGATAAGCTGTCACCATTTCCCACTACTTGCATAAGCTTCAGCATTGTTGGTGCATCTGAATTCACTTCACAGATTGTATTTTTTACCTTGATTTTAGGATTCTCTTCAAAACTAAGTTTCTCTGTAATATCAACTGTTTTAGCCATAATAGCTCCTTTCAAAAATACAGGAAGCCCTTAAGCCTCCTGTAAATACTTTATTCTCCGCTTGCCGCCGGTGTAAATGTCGGTTTGCCTTTACATAATACTTCAAACTCCAGACCATCTATAGCGGTAGAATCACCACCTCCAGGAGTGGTTACATTCACAACGCAATTAAATTCAACAGTTGCTTTTGATGGCAAGGTCCACTTAAATTTAGTTATTACGTCATTACCAGACTTCCACGCTAAACCTGCAACATAATCATTGCCAGGATCTCCATAAGTTCTTTTCCCGGTAAAGGAAAAAGAGAGCTTTTTAGAAGTCATCATTGCTTCGCCCCAGCCTTTATGTTCCATAGCATTCCACTCTTCGATTCCACCTTCAATACTAGGTGCAAAGTTCTCCAGATTCGCTATGATAGACATGTCTGCTTCGGCACTTGCCAGTCCTTTAATACCTATTGCAAACTCATTATCATACACTGGGTATGTTTTTGCTGCATCTGACATATCAATACCTACCTTTCATAATAAATTAATACTTCAATAACACGTTCGTATATCTTACTTTCATCCATATCAACATCTACCGGCTCCTCCTGGAGCATCTGGATATAGATAATGGTTTTGTCATTGATTTTTACATTTCTCACTGCGGCCAATTTCTCATAAAGCTCATATGCCTTTTTCTCTGTTTCTCTGACACTCTTCGTCCAGTGAACTAACAAGGAAACAGGCTTTACCTTATAAGTACCGCTACCCCCAAGGCTTACTGTAGGTGCTCTAGCCTGCTTAAGTTGGTATACTCCGATAGACTTCTCTTTTTTGTTGTCCATCTTCCCCGTATACACATTTTCATCTGCGGAAACTGCCAGACCAGATACAAAATCTCTAACATCTTCTAAGTAAAGCACTATAAACCTCCTGCCCTTCTATAAAATTCCTTATAGGCCTTCTTGCAAAAGTCTTTCTGACTACCATCAATCCACTCTTCATACCAGTGTGCTTTTGCATTTGAATTTTCATCGGTCTTAAATTTATATTCCGGATGATAATAAAGCCTCCTGGCATAAGGCGTGGAAGATACAAGTGTTACCCTTCCTTTTGAACTCTGAGAGTAATCAACAAAGCTGCTTTCATTCTGCAGGGTACCAGTATCTCTTGGCATAACCTGTGCTTGGACAACTTCGGTATGTAATGCCTCTGCTGTCTGTTCCAGAGCTGTTACGGCGGCCTTAGTGAGCTGCTTTATCTTTTGACTGTTTATAGTAACCTTGGAACTTACTTTCATTACATCAACTCCAATTTTGTATAATTGACAGTGCCATCTGGATTTCTAGCTTTTGTTCCCCTGAAGATAGTCCGTTGTACCTCATAAACAGTTGCCGTCCCTCCGCTTATGGCAGGTAGATTAGGAGCAATGTCTCCCGGAAACAAAGCAATACCAGAAAGCTGTACCAGTACTTTTCCGGCTGTCAATACAGTCTTAGCGGTATCTTGATAATTGCACTTTGTATCAATAACAGTAGCCTCAAAAGGCTCACCATACTTATTTACACCCTCTGGTGTAATTTCTACATGGATGTCAGTCTTACAGAACCTTTTATCTACTAAGCAGGGATATTTCAATACCTCACCCCCAAGCCTGAACGGCATAATCCTGTCTGACTTAACTTCTGGTACGTACTGCCCTTAATGGCTACACCGCTTTGAATCTTTAGATTCCAGCTTGCTTCAAAAGACATATTTACACCGTTAATACCATACTGCTTTAAGACATTTTCGATATAATCGGCATTCTCATACTCAAAATCGGCAAGTTCACAGCAGACTTCCTTAATAATTTCTTGCTGAAAGGCTGTTAAAGAAGAAATGCCCCTACCTACAATGCGATTGTAAGTAAGAGCATCTATGTGCCTGCTGGCTTGTTTAAGAGCCTTATTCAGTTCATCACTGGGAACTGTCTTTCCTTCATATTCACCAGTATAGTAACTGGAATTTGCATATGGCACGTAAGCCATAGAATCACCTACACTTTCTGTGCTACTCTAATCTTTTTCAAGATGCCGTCCTGGGAAGTTGCCTGGCCTAAATCAATATTATGCTCCGCTGCATATGCTTTAAGCTGCTCTACATCCATTTCGCCAAGTCCATCACCGGCAACCTTTTCATATGCAGCTATTAACTCCATATGTGCAGTTGCAAGCTCCTCTAGTTGAGCATCTTTTTCAGCAATAGCTTCTAAATGGTCTGAATATTTAATTTTTTTCAAAGGAGAATGCTCAATAACTACTCCATCTTCATTGAATATATCAAACCCATCATTCAAATATCTTGCTTTCTGTGTCTCATCGATTTGATATATTTTGTTCTCTTTTTTTGCTTTTAACATTCTTACCCCTCCGCTTCTGCATTAATTATGCATCCAACTTTTAACTCATCATCCAAAGCAAACGTACCATTGAATCGTCTGTTCTGATAAAGATAATTGTCAGCTGTTCTGGAATCATGTCCTGGAGTATAAGTATTAATGTAAGAATACTTAACCCTGGATACCTGTGCTTCTGGATCTACCAAGATATAGTTAATCTGCTTACCAGTAGCGTCCGCTTTATAACCATCTGTAAAGTCGTATGCAGTCTTAAATCTTTCAAGTGGAACCGTAACAATCTCTCCTAAGTCATCCATAGTATGTATCCTACGGTCGAGGGTATTATTACTTCCATTCACTTCTAAAGTACGCTGTACTCCTTCTGCATTTTTGAGTTCCTTTTTATATGCTGCAGTACAATATAACACGCATCTAGATAATGGAACTCCAGCATTCTCAAATGCCTCACAATTATCATCAAAGTCTGATAAAATATTTACTCTGGTAATTGGCGTTGTCTTAATGGCCGCTCCTACACGTTTTGCCTCTGAATAAAGCTTAGAGTAGGTATAGCAATCCAGCTCAGGGATTGCTTGTTTCTTCTCAAATCTCATTTGTATATTTGCGATAGATACGATTTGATTAGTTTCATCCACATTCATTGGATCAATGAAAAATTCAATATCTCTGTCATGGTCTAAAGACTTGGTTTCGAAGTTATTAGAGTAATTACCTCCATTAAATCCAAGTGTATTTCTGTCATGATCCTTATATCCACTGACACTGATTCTAGGTAACTTAATATCTTTTGCACCTATAATCTGTATGTCACTGTTGGAATCAAATAATCTCTGGGATGTTAATTCATGTCCATACATCCCTAATATTCTGCTACTAAATTGCGTTACATAATTTAAAACTGCCATTTAAATATCCTCCTATTTCTTTATCCCAAAAATTGCGTCTAATGTAGCATCCACTGTGTTATTTCCTGTGTCTTTACCAGCAGCTCCACCTATCTGAAACCCCTGGTTAGTAGCCTGTGTAGGTTTCAACTGCGGCACATCTTCCAACACCTTGTTTAAGGCATTCTTTACCGATTCCTGATTTACTTTACCATCCTGTCCCTTTACACTGCTTAAGTCAGCCATTTTAAGGACATAAGGAAGTGTCTTTACATCAATTCCAAGACCGACTGCTTCGATAGTTGCCAACCTTTCAACCTCTGCCTTTTCTGCTAGTGCCTGAGCCTGTGTAAGCTGTGACTGGATAGCTGTTACATCCGGGTTATTCTTAGCCTTCTCAGTTCTAAAGGATTGGATAGCCTGATTCATTTCTTCTGAGCTTAACCCCTGCTGTTTAAAATAATTCTTTAAGATAGTATCCTCGGTTACTGATTGCTTTCCCGAGATAATACTAGCAAGCTTATCATAATCAAAAGCAGGTGCGCCTTGTTGTCCCTGCCCAGTGCCTGCAGGAAGTGTCCCCTCTCCACCGGCTCCCGTTCCTGCACCATCCTCAGCAAAGAATTGTAGTTTCATTGGTAATAATGTCTTCTTTTTCATATTACATGCTCCTTTCAGTTTTAAGAGTGTCTCTCTTGTCAGTTTTATGGGTGTCTCCCAAATAACAGTTTTCAGTGTGTCTCACGTCTGCGCCTTTTTATGCCATGAGCATTTCGGGCATAATAAAAAGCCGTATCTCTACGACTTACTTTGCCATTCTTTCATCTTAGCGTCATACTTGGCCATATCATCCTTATCCAAACTACCCTCTTTCAAGATTTTATACTTTTGTACCATTCGTGCTGCATACTTTTTTTGCTGCTCTTTCCGGTATTTATTCGATAACTGGTCAATATCTGCTTGTTTAATTGCTCTAGGCGGTGTGGTAACCCCCTCAAAGTAAGTGGTATGACTATCCTTACAGTTCGGATGATACAATCCTTTCGCAATCGCACCACTCATTAACGGGTAAGAACCGTCAGAAGCCTTTCCACCGCTCCAAACATCATCTATAAGAACTTTCCCCACGAATGGAAGGCATTTAGGACAGGCAACACCTCGCTTATTCATTATCACAGTGCTTATACCCCATTCCTTTCTCTTTTCACCTTCTCCGGTAAAATAAGCTCTTTTACTGGCTGTTTGGAGAGCCATTCTGGCATAAGATGCAATATTAACCCTGGCACCATTCTTATATTCAATACAGTTAATACCTGAAGTAAGAAAATCCTTACTTGCCATGTCAACTGCTTGTTCATATGTAGCAGTTCCTGTATTAGCATATACCTGAGCATTGAAGATAATCTTGCGGTATTGGTCATTGGCCATTCTTAGCATTGCAGTTTCAGCCTTTTGTAAATCTTGCTTAGTAGCCTTTATAAGAGCTTCTAGCTTTCTATCATTAAGTTTAAAGAATTCTGCAACAGTCTTAGTATTTTTCGACAAGGCTCTTTTATTCTTGAAACCGTTCTTTACAGCCTCTAGAATCTCAATTTCCTGATCCATATTACCCTGTTGTCTAGCTTTGTTAATCAATCCTTCTATTGAGCTGTTTATATTGGCAAACTGCTTTTTATACACCTTCTGATTAGTCTTTTTATACTGCTCTAATGCCTTTAACTGTTCAGCCTGCCACATGGTCCATTCCATGCCCTCAGCGACTTCCTCTACTCGGTGACGCTTCATATTACGCATCATAGATTTTATAAGTTCTTCCTCTATAGCAGCAAAGGCTTCCTGAATATCATATTCATCCATGAGCATCACCTACCATTCGAATAGACTTTATAGCCTTGAGCTTTAAATTGCCGTGTAAGGCTTTTTAACTGTGCGACGCTATTGCACTTGTCTGCTCGAAGTTCTGCATAATCTTTCTTTTCTAAAGCATAAATGCCAAAAGGTATCTGGTCAGACGCTATTCGTAGCAGCCCCTGGTATTCCTTTTGGCTCATCTGGTACATTTTGCTCATCACCTTGACTTTCATCCAGTTTAACTCCCTCCATGTTAAGTGCAGGCTCTTCCATTTCTACAATGCCCTGTTCAGCCTTAAGCCGCTTTACCTCTTCGGCTTTCCACTTCTCGGCTTTACTATCCCCATAAAGTTCTTCCACACAGGCCTCTATACTCATGATTCCCTGTGTTTTACCTTTACCCACAGTCTCAACTTGGCTCTCAAAGGAAGGATTGGCGTATTCCCCAAAAGGAACCTCAACCTCCATCTCCTCTACTGCTCTTTTATTCCAAGTGTCCCAGGCTTTCACAACAGTGTTAATTACCTTAGGCAGCGTGTTTTGCAAGGCTTCTACGATTTTATTCCTAGTGTAGAGTGTTGCCTTTTCCTTTTCCCTTTGCGCCTCTGCATTATCCAGCTTCTTCACATCAATGCCTAAAGTGGAAGGGGAAACAAGTCCTTGCAAACATAGATCTAATGCCGTTATGTAGGTACTTAAATAGCTTTCATGTGGGATATTTCCCTGCACAAGCTGTATCTCTTTCTTGTTTCCTTCACCCATTGGTTTATCTGTTTGTATATAGCTGTTATCAAAAGCATTTGGCCTTAGCAGCTCACCAGTATTGGGATTTCTAGGTAGAATGTCCTCCGGGATATACTCTTTTGTCCTGTTCCGGCGTAAGGCATCCATCCACTGGGACCATGCTTCATCGAAAGAATCAAAGTTATCTGCCTTACCATCGAAAATAGACCTTCCTCTTCCTTTCCACTTACTGGACTTAAATATCTTAAACGGTACAGCCATACAAAAGCTGTCTGTCCAGGTTACAGGCTTAAGCTCTGCTGTTTGAGGTATGGAAGTGATATCAACCTCTTTCACTTCACGTTGCTGCTCATAATTGATATAGCCATATCCGTAAGTCTCCAAGAGCAGGTATTCTTTCTTGTCATGTACATAAAGAGTTTTAAAGATAATCTCTTTAACCCTACCTCTGTCATAGTTGGTATCTATCTTATCCCCAGGGTAAAACTCTATAATGGGATATTTACTTAGGACAGTGTCAAAACTTATCTTAAAGGCTCCATCACCAATATACAGCGTTTCTGTCAGTGCCTCGGCTATCAGTTCAGTAAAACTGTTATCCTCTGCAATCTCTTCCCAATCTGTTTGCCGACTATCAGTAATTGTAATATCGTTCATATCAGCCATAACGATAGAAGTCAGTACTTCTGTAATCATACCAGGCAATCCGGTATGAATCTTCCTGATTTCAAGGCCAGGTGTACAAGTGGCCGCCCAGAATCTTGTTTTATCTCCTGGCATCTGAGAATAGAGCTGTGATAATTCCTCTGAATCACCTCTGTACCAAATCCGGTTTTTAATTGCATTGGATTCATAATCCAGTGTTTCCGTAATTCGGAACACATTTCTTTGTGCCGGCTCTATCCGTAGCCAGCTCCTTATTCCAGTCTTTATCTTTTCAGCCATGTTATCTAACCACCTCATTTCTTCACCACTCCTATCTTTTCCCTATATGGAATCCAGCCATATTGCGTACTGTTAATCATGTGATCGTTCTTGTCCTCAGGGGTATTATCCTTGCCTTCTAACCAGCTATAGACTTCACTCTCCTGTATAAAATTACTACAAGTATCGACTACATAAAACATTGGATCTTTCCCTGCTTCATCATCATATGCAAACCAACCAAGCTGTAAAATAATACGGTCAATAATCTCAACCTTTTTGTAGGCATTATTAAAAATATAAAGGCAATCCGTATGTGCACGTTTATATTTTGCGAACTCTGTAATTGTTGCCTGGTCAGCGGAATCTATAAATACATTCTTAGCGAATCCCCATTCCTTACGGTTACGTTCCAGGAATGCTATATAATTAACTACCGTATCCGATGGAGCAATGGGTATTTCTAAGCTGGCATTGTTATATACCTTCTCATCTAGCAGCACATACCGCCCTTTATTTGTTATACCGGCAAATGACATTGCAATGGTATCCGGTGATTCCTGAGAATAGGAAGTATCCAGACCAGAAGTAAAGATGGTAAAATACTCTTCCTGGTGCCGGTCTTTCTGAATGAATTGTTTCGCCCACTCTTTAGATCTAACATGCCGCTTACGTTCAAAATTGGAGAATACAAGACCGGTTGCTCTACCCCTTAAGCCCTGTATTTTGTTCTTCCAGAGCTTTGTACCCTTCGGCACATTAAGTTTAATCTGCTCTATCTTTTCCTTACTCAGTCCCAGATTATGGGCAAAAGAAAAGAACCAATGTACCCAACCGGGTTTCGGTTCTTCTGTTAGCATATTATTTATTTCGTCCGGAGCATCTGCTTTATATTCTGGCAATGGTCGACTGCAGTTGATATATTCCTTATACACCGGCAGGCTCGGATCATCTGGGTTAAGTGTAGCCATCATGTAATCACAACGCATGGCAGCTTCTCTGACAAAGTCTATGTCTGCTGTGTTAACCTCAT